CAGACTTTCTTACAGATACTGCTGTAGATCCTGATGATAAGTTACAACAAGAAAGACCTATCTCATCATTCTCATATACCAGCCCTACATTTCAAAATTGGCTTGCTGGCAAAAGAAGCAGCTATATAGAAAAGCTAGATGTTAAACCATACTATTTTAATAAATACTTTGTACCACAACTAGATAAAGGACATGATGCAATTCATAGCTTATCTAATACAGAATATCCCAAGCAGTTATTTGAACAATATAAATTAATAAATGTAGAAAATATGAAAAGTAATATAGCTGATTACTATTTACTTGAACCACAGGGAGCAACAGAAGAAGTTATTAAACAAAACAAAGCTAATCTTAGAGCTAAAATATTAAGGCAAAATACAGAGATAAGAAGATTATTTAAAGGAGAAAATTATAATAAAATATTAAAACAACAGATAAATACATTAGTGCAGTCTGCTACTGCTATAGCACTAGAAGGAGATATAGATGGTGCTAGAACTTTATTAAATGATTTAGCTACTTACTTTCCAACAAATGACAAGGGAACATCATCTCTTACAAATCACCCTGCTTTCTTAGAAGAATCTGTTAAGTTTGAAAAAGGTCTTATAGAATTAGAAGAAGACATATTAAGAAAAAAAGAAAAGAGACTAGAAGCAAAAATGGAAGCAGATGGTCTTGCTATTCTTCAAAATCCAGACTCAACAGAAGAAGATATTGTTGAATACTACAATACATATCCAACTCAAAAAGCACAAGAATTTTTAAATAGACAGGTTATTGTTATAAGACCAGAAAAATATGACCAGTATGAAGATATAGAAGATAAAGTTATAAATAATGAATACAATACCTTAACACAAGCTACAAGGGCAGCTAGAGATTGGTTTGATAGTACATTGCAGCTACCAAAACAACGTGAGCAATATATAGAATTAATTGATTTTATTGAAGAAAGATTTAATGGAGAGCTTACAACTCTTGGTCAAGGTGCAATAATTATAGAAAAAGCTGTAAAAGATCAATTTATACAATTTGATGGTAAAGAATTTAAAGACGCTTCAGATGGTAGAGCAAGAGATGATTATTATATAGAAGGAAAGAAAAAACTTAAAGAATGGTATAAGGATAATAAAGGAGCTTCAAAAGAAGAATTAATTGATAAAGCTGAAGAAATTGCAGAACAACAAAGAGATAAATCAAGAGCATATATTGAAGGAGTACAAGGTATTGATTTAGAAGAAACTGCAAAAAGAAAAGCAAGAGGTCGTGTATTTTTATTTGAAAGAGTTGCAGACAGATTAGAAATGGGTAGTGATGGAAAAAAACCAACTTTACAAGAAGTATTAGAACAATATGCAGAATATGAAGATGTTACAGCAGCACAAATATTTGAAGATTATGCTAGAGCTAATATCGGTTCACCATTACATTTTGAATTAAATGAAGAAGAACAAAAACTTTTTAATAAAATAAATGAAAATTTTGGAGGAGTAACTACACCAACAGTAAATACAAATGAATTTGAACCAACAGGTATTTTTAAAGATATTAAAAAATCAAAACCTAATGATGAGATAAACAAATCAACAAATCAAAATACACCAGCTAGAGTCGATAAAGTAGTTGATCCTAAAGAATTTCGTGGAGTAAGCTATTCGGTACAAGGAGGTAATGAAGATATGACTAGAGGTGGGGGTGTGTTGATGTCTGGCATAAAAACTATGACAGATAAGTTTGATGCTTTTAATGGTGCTGTTTCTTTTGGTAGTGGAGGTAGAGAATCAGCTTTAGCTAAAGATCCAAACTTTATAAGAACTTTAGAAAAAAATGGATTTAGTCATACTTATGCTGATAAATCTTCACCACAAGTTATTGAAGAAGCTAAACGTATATATGCAGATTTAGTAAGCAATGACACTCAAAAAAATAGAGAAGATAAATATGCAATAGCTCAAATGGTCGTAACAGAAGCTATACCAAATAGTGAAGAAGATAGAATAGGAGTAATGCAGTCAGTACTAATGAGAGTAGCAAGAGCTAGACTTGGGGTAAATGAGTTCCCTAATGGAAGATACGAAAAAGATATTATTAAAGAAATACTTAGAAAAGATCAATACCAAGGAGTTACAGGATTTACTCGTAAAGATTTATTAAGTAGTGAACCAATTAAAGAAAGTAAAGAGACATTGAAAGAAGTTTTTGATACCTTATGGAAGGTACAACCTGATAGGGAGATAATATAAATGGATTCAAATTTACAACCAAAACCAATAAATAACTTACCAGAAGAAAGTACACCAGAAATAAATGTAGTTGAGACAAAACCTATAGACGTAAAAGAAGTTAATACAAAAGCACCAGAAAAACAAGAATTTAATTTAATAAAAGAATTAAAAAATCCATTACCTAATTACGAACAATTATTTAATGGCTTAATAGATCAAACACCTGATGGGTCAAAACTAAATAATTTTTTAACAGAGCAAAGAGATGCTTACTTACAGCGAGAAGAAAAAGCAAAAGTAAATCAAAAGGCATTTAGGGCAGAGCAAGAAAAAATAATGTCAAAAGATCCTGTATCTCAAGTATTAAGAGGTTTAATTAATGGTAGGTTACAATCTTTTAACGAACTGTTTGAATTAGGAGAAGATACTTTAAATACAATTTTAGGTAATGATTTAAAAGTTAATTCTGATTTAATTGATCTAAAAGAACTAGGTACTGAGATTGAAGGAGATCAAGAAAAGCCATTATATTTTATTCCTAAAGCTATAACACAATATGTCGTACCAACAGCTATGATTCGTAATAGGCTAAAAGTTTTAGGTCTTAAAAGATTTCAAGGTCTAGCTGCTGCTGGTATTGTTGATTTTGCTTTAACAGATCCATACGAAGATAATGCTTTTAATTTAATATCACAAGGATTAGGTAGTGATACTGTCAATAACATGGTGGAGTATTTAAAATCTACACCAGTAGATACAGCTTTTAAATTAAAAACAGGTGTAGGTGTAGAAAAATTTGTAGATGCAACTAAAACTGTTTCTGATTTTATGGCAACACCAGACAAACCAGAAGATAATAAAGTTTCAGCTATAGATAAACATTTTTTAAGACTAAAAAATGGCATACACGCTTATATGTTTGACAGGGCTGTAGTTGGAACTATTAAAGTAGGAGAGGAAAGTATAGAAGCTGCAAAGAAAATAGCTAAAAATACAGGTATAGGAGAAAAACTATCTACTACAGCTTCAAATGTAACTGGTCTATTTGGAGAAAAGTTAGATGATGTAACTGGTTTTATAATTAACTCATTTAAAGAAATAAAAAGTGATCCAAAAAGAAGAGCAATACTTTTAAAAAGATTACAAAATTATCAAAAAGCTACTAACTCTGATGTTTTGGCTGATGAACAAGCCATGAACGAAATGGAGTTTATTGAAACTTTAAAGAAATTTAAAAAGAAAGAATTAACAAACAGAAAACGAAGAGCAAAGAAAAAACAATTAGAAAAAATTGTTGGTAGTGACAAACAAAAAACAATTATTCCTTTAGATTCTGATGGAGATATTATTGATCCATTCGGATATAAAAGAACATTTTTTGCTGGTCAATTTAAAACACATGGAGATATTGTTGATTTTTTAAATGCACGAACAAAACAAATAATTGATGATGCAAGAGAAGGAGGAATAAATAGAACAAGAGGTAGTGGCAAAAAACCACCAAGAAAAAGTACAATAGCCCAACTAAGTATGCAAGCAGAAAAACAACTGCCAGCAGATACAATAAATGCTTTATCTGATATAACAGAAATACTTTATGAAAAAAATCTACCAGCTACTTTAATTGCAGCAAAACAAATTATATTTGAAAGCACTCAATCTATAATGAGATATACAGATGCTATGGATACTGCTGCTGCAACAGGCAATAAAGATTTAGTAAAAAGACTATTAACAGAATATAAAAAAGAACAAGCAGTACATGATTCTTTAATAAATTTAAAAAGACAAACAGATAGTGTATTAGGTCTTAGTCTTAGAACTTTAAAAGAAAAACCACTAATACCTTCAGTTGATAGAGGTAAAGGTATAGACGCTTATTTAAAATATGGCGATAAAATTAAACAAGTAAGCGTAGAAGCAAAAGAAGTTACAAAAGAAGTAGATAAGTTTATATCACCAATTACTAAATATAAAATAGATGACCTTATAAAAATGGCTGAAGATGGAGACTTTAGAACTCTTAGACCAATTTTAAGAAAAATAAATCTTGCTGCTGCAAATCCAAAAGCTTATGAAAAGTTAGTAAAGAATGGTTTTAAACAAGGATTTTTTCAGATTACAAACGAAATATTTATAAATTCAATCTTATCTAGTCCAGTAACACATCAAGTCAATATGCTTGCTACTGGTCTTAACTCTTTATCAAGACCTTTAAATTTAGCTTTAGGCTCAGTTAAACTTGATATGAAAGGACAAGGTAGTATAGGTTTAATAGATATTGATAATGTAGGATTAGTAAGAGCAACAAAAGAAGCTATATATGCTTTACAAGCAATAGGGGATTCTTTTGAATTAGCTAGAAAATCTTTTAAATATGATACGAATATATTAGATAGAGGATCTCAGGTAGTTGATTTTGAAAGAGCAAGCTTAGAAGGTACTCATGGATTAATAAGATCTGTAGCTGCTTTTTATAGATTACCAAGTAGATTTCTTATGGCAGAAGATGAATTTTTTAAACAACTAAACTTTAGAGCTTTTGCAAAGGCAGAAATATGGGAAGAAGGTACAAGGGCAGGGAAGAAAGGAGTAGAACTTCAAAAATTTATGGACAGAAGATTTAAGCAAATAACTGATGTATTAATGAATGAAAGCAAAACAGGTAAATATAGTAAAAAAACTTTAGATTTATACAAACGAGCTAGAGAATTTGCAGCACAATCAACATTTACAGAACAATTATCACAAGGAAGTTTAAGTAAAGGTGTGCAAGACCTTGTTAATAATCAACCATACCTAAGACAAATATTACCTTTTATAAGAACACCAGTAAATATTATAAAACAAACTGCACAGATGACACCTTTTCTAAAACAACTTGGAGAAGTACCTATAGCTGGTAATGCTTTGAAAAATGCAAAATGGTATCAAGAACACGTTGCAGAAATGACAAGTGATAATTTAGCAGTAGCAGCTAGAGCAAAAGGAAAAGCAAAATTAGGAGGTATGTTATGGATTTCTGCTGGTATGTTAGCTATGAATCATAACAAACCTGATGCTGGTGTAGCAATAACTGGTGGTGGTTCTCCTAATTTTCAAATAAAAAAACAAATGATGGACACAGGTTGGCAACCTTATAGTTTTAGATTTTTAATTAGTGAACAAGAAAGTCAAAAATATTCTAAAACAGGTAAAGCTTATGAAGTAATAGATATAGACCAAGACACAAAATATGTAAGAGGTGCAGATGGCAAACTTAAATATAAATATGTAAGTTATAAAAGACTTGATCCTTGGGCTAATTTCTTTTCGTTAGCTGCTGATATAACTCAAATAAGAGGTTATTTAGATCCAGAAGATCCAAGAGGGGATCAACTGGCAGATGTGGCAAAAGTAGCTATGGCAAGAAATATAGTTGAAAAATCTTACTTACAAGGCATAACTGAAGTAGTAGAAATGTTTGACAGACCTGATGGTTTACAAAGATTTTTAGCTAGAAGATTAGCTGCTGTTACAATGCCAGTTTCTTCCCTTGGTAGAGATGTTAAGAAAGCTTTAAATACCTATTCAAGTTTTTCAGATGGTAATGTTTTAATGGATAAAAGAGCTTACGGAAATGAAGGTAATATTTTTCAATCAAATCCAATCTTATCTGTTAGACAATATTTTAATGAAATAGCAACTAGCATACCATTTTACAATGCAGAATTAAGACCAGAACAAAATTGGATTACAGGTCAATATCGAACATATCCTGTAGGCTTTGGAAAACATAACTGGAATGTATTACTTGATGGCTGGTCAACAGAAACACAAACAATAAACGATCCTGTTTTAAGTGTTATTGCAGATACTAATACAGAATTTCAACCACCAGAAGTAACTGTATTAGGTGGTGAATATCAACTTAATACTGATGAATATTCTCAACTTGTATATTTAACAGCATCAATAGAAATAGGTGGTAAAAGATTATATGACAAATTATTAGAAGAAATTAATAAACCACAAATGCAAAAAGATATACGAATTATGAGAGGAGAATTTATAACACCTGTAAATGAAGAAGTTGCAGTTACAGCACAAGTAGATGCAAGAAAAGCAGTTGTAGCAAAATTAAAATTTATTACTTCTTTATATAAAAAGAAAGCTAAAGATAATTTAATAGAAAATTATTTAGATCCAAATAAGAAAAACAGAATAAAGACAGTTCAAAATGAATCTGATAAAATAAGAAAAGGAGTTAGTTTAGACTTTATTCCACAAGTACCCTTTTAAATCATGGCTACTAATACAGCAGACTCATCTACCGAACATACAGGTAATGGGAGTACTACGTCTTTCTCTATATCGTTTACTTATCTTTCTACCGCAGAGATTGATGTCAAGGTAAATAACGTAGTCAAGAGTATAGGTTCAGATTATACAATAAGTGGACAAACACTTACTTTTAGTTCTGCACCTTCAAATGGTCATGTCATATCAATTAAAAGAGATACAAATATAGGTCAGAAAAAAGTTGACTTTGAAGATGGTAGTGTTCTTACAGAAACAGATTTAGATAATAATACAAATCAACTATTATTTGGTATTCAAGAGATAGCTGATGATTATGTAAAAAGAGATGGCAGTCAAACAATAACAGGAGATATAGTTTTTGAAGGTTCTGTTGATGATGCTAATGAAACAACACTTTCAGTAACAAACCCTACTGCTGATAGAACAATTACTGTACCTGATGTTACAGGTACAATCGTAACCACAGGAGATACAGGTACAGTTACATCAACAATGATTAACAATGGAACTATTGTTAATGCTGATATTAATAGTTCTGCAAATATAGCTGGCACAAAATTAGCTGATGACTCTGTAACTTTAGCTAAACTTGGTAGTGGTGCATTACCAACTGATATTACAGTAGCTTCTGCAAACATTGTTGATGGAACTATTGTTAATGGAGATATTGCAAACACTACAATTACAGGAGGAAAATTAGCAAACGATACTATAACTTCTACACAAATCGGTGCTAATGCAGTAACAGCAAGCGAACTAGCGAATGATGCAGTTGATACAAATGCGATACAAGATGGAGGTGTTACAAGGGCAAAAATTGCGGCTGATGCGATAGATGGAACAAAAATAGAAAATGATGCTATTGCTAATGAACATATTGCTGATCTTGCAGTTGGTAATGCACAATTAGGAAATGTATCAGTTGGAACTACAAAATTACAAACTGGTGCAGTTACTAATAATAAAATAGCTGATAATTCTGTAAATGCAGCAAAGCTAGGATCAGCAGCAGTAACAACAGCAAAACTAGCCCCTTCTTCCGTTACAGGAGCAAAATTAGCTCAAAATTCTGTTGGTAATAATGCACTTAATACTAATGCAGTAGCAACAGAAAATATACAAAATAATGCAGTTACAGCAGCTAAGATAGCAGATGAAACTATTATTACAAGTGGTGAGCAAGCAAGTGCAACTGTCGATAATGCTACATTCTTTACAACTGCTGCTGCTGAAGCTAGATACTTTAACGCATCAACTGGAGAGACTATTAAAGATGGTCAGACATTCCCAGACAACGATACAACGATTGCTACAACCGCAGCTATTAATGACAGAATAATTGACCTTGTAGATGAGGTTGGTGGTTTTGTACCAATAGCAAACGAGACAAGTTTTCCTACAACAAACCCAGATGTAAATAACGGAACTGGAACTATAGTCTCAGTAGCAACAGCTTCAACTAATTTAACTCCAAGCGGAACTACAGTTACTATTGCTAATGGTGCTGGCTCTGGTAATACAGTTACAATTACAGGAGTACCAAGTGTTATATCTTCTGGTTTTGGATTCTTAGTAGAAACAACTACTACTCTTCATACATATACATTTCATAGATTAGTACCAAAAGCAACAGAGGTTACAACAGTAGCTACAAATGCAACGCAAGTACAAACAGTTCACAACAACATAAATAATATTAATGCTGTTGCTAATAATGCTACAAATATAAATGCTGTTGCAGCAGACGCAAGCGATATAGGTGCAGTCGCAGGGAAAGCTACAGAGATAGGTAGATTAGGTACTGCTGATGCTGTAGCTGATATGGCTTTACTCGGCACAACAGATGTAGTTGCTGACATGAACTTACTAGCAACTTCTGATGTTATATCAGACATGAATACTTTAGCTGTAGCTGATGTCATATCAGATATGAATACCTTGGCTGTATCAGACGTTATAAGCGATATGAATGATTTGGCTACATCGGGTAACATTACAGCAATGAGTACTTGCTCAACCAATATTTCTAGTATTACTAATGCATCAAACAATATATCTTCTGTAAATAATTTTGGTGATAAGTACCAAGTAGCTAGTTCTGACCCAACAACTGATGGTGGTGGTAATGCTCTAGCTGCTGGTGATTTATATTTTAATACTTCTGCAAACGAACTAAAAGTTTATACTGGCTCTCAATGGCAGGGTGGTGTAACAGCAACAGGAAATTTTGCAACAGTTACTGGTAACACATTTACTGGAAGTAATAGGTATAACAATAATCTTGCTGCAATATTTGGAACGTCAACTAACTCTCATGCATTTTCTATAAAACATGATGGTAATAATGGATTAATAAATAATGGCACAGGAACATTATTTTACATGGGTGGTAATCATAGATGGGTTAACAATGGTGTTTCACAAAATATTGCTTGGTTTCAAGAAGATGGGTTTGTAAAACTATATTATGACGGCGGTACAGAAACTTTAGCTACAACCGCAAATGGAATAAATGTATATGGTAGTGTTCATACTTTTTTAGCTTCTGGCAGTAACTGTGATTTAAGAGTAATAAGATCAGGTGGCTGTTTTTTAACAATACAATCACAAACTAACAAATCAAGAATTACTACTGGTGCAAATAATCACACCTTAGAATTAGGAACTAATGGTTCTGGTCGTATATTAATAGACGATAGTACTATTGATTTACCACAAGACAATCAAAGATTAAGGATTGGTGCTGGAAATGATTTACAGCTATATCATACAGGTACTGCAAACCATATAGATAGTGTAAATGGTGCTTTAGCAATAAGATCAGACGTTTTCCAAATATCAACTCTTAATGGAACTCATGTTTACCTAAATATTCCTACTAATGAACAAGGTGTAGAGTTATATTTCGATAACAGTAAAAAATTCGAGACAGTTTCGGCGGGCTGTAAGTTTGCACATAATATTGAAATACAAACAAGTGGTACGAAAGGTATTATTCATACTGGTTATAACATAATTGACCAAAGATTTGATACATCAAACTATGATACAATTCAATTTAAAAATGGTGCTGGTACTGTAAATTATTGCAGAATTGGGTATCAAACAGCAGGGGGTACACCTGCAACTAGTGGAATATTAAGACTAGAAGGTCAAGGCTCTCTTGGTGAGGTAGTTTTATTAGCTAATGGTAATTCTTTTAATTTTAATAAAGATGGTCATTTTACTATAGGTGATAATCAATATATCAAAATTGGTGCTAATCAAGATCTACAGATTTATCATGATGGAAACCATAGTTATATTTCAGATCAGGGTACAGGTAGATTAAAACTTGCAACCAGTTATTTGAATGTAGTAAACGCTGCTAATAATGAAAATATAATTGAAGGTCTACAAGACGGACAAGTAAATTTATACTATGATGGTGGTACTAACCCTAAACTTTCGACAACTTCAAATGGAGTCGATGTTACAGGTACTTTAGAATGTTCATCAACATTTACTTGTGGTGGACTTCAATCTGGTACACAAATTGTTGCTGGTAACCCTGCTTTAAGATTTAGAACTTTAAGTAACTCATTAGCCAACGCAAGTTCTATTGAATTTTATTACAACACAAGTAATCTTTCTGCAAGAATTAGAGGTAAAGCTCGTAATGGTTCAAACGGACAAATATATCTAGACGTAGAAGATGGCGGAACTCTAACTAACATAGTGTACGTTCACGATGATGGTTTAGATTTAACTCAAGGTCATTTAGATATTCCAAACGACACTTATAAACTACGTCTTGGTGAAAGTGCAGATTTACAACTTTTTCATACAGGTAGTTACAGTAATATTTATAACTCTACAGGTGATTTAGATATTTCATCTGATGTAATAAGGTTAAAAAGAGGTAATAGAAGTGAAACTTTTGCTTCATTTATAGTAGATGGACAAGCTGAATTTCACTACGATGGTGGCAGTACTCCAAAAGCACAAACATATAGTAATGGATTCCGAGTTAATGGAAGATTAAATTTTGATAGTGATACAGATACATTTATAGATCGACCAAATAGTAATCAAATAGAAGTTACTGTAGCTAATAAAGAAGTTGCAACATTTATAGATGGGTCAAATAATCGCCCTGCAATGTTGATTGATAAAGGTCAAGCAAACAATGATGCTGGTGGTGCAAACTATAACTCCAATGGAAATGCAAATGATTTAGTTGTAGGTAACGTATCTTCTGGAAATCATGGTATAACAATTTGTACACCAAGTGATGCTACAGGTACTTTAAACTTCTCTGATGGTTCTGGTGCTGGTCAAGATGCTTACAAAGGTTCTGTTAGTTATGACCACACTAATGAAGTAACAGTTCTTAGAGCTAAATCAGGAAACGTTGCTTTACGAAGAAATGCAGTTGACACTTTATTAGCAACATCAAGTGGTGTAACAATTACAGGTAATGTATTACCAGAAGCTAATAACAGTAGAGATTTAGGAAGCACATCACTACGTTGGGCAAACGTCTACACTAATGACCTTAACTTATCTAACGAAGGTGGATCAAATGACGTTGACGGAACTTGGGGAAGTTATACTATACAAGAAGGAGCAGAGGATCTATTCTTGATTAACAAACGATCTGGTAAAAAATACAAGTTTGCTTTAACGGAGGTATCATAATGACTATACATTTTGCAGATAGCACAAGTATTGATAGTGGTGGGTCTTTAGGTAAAATACTTCAAGTTGTTACCAATACCAAAGACGACCAAGCTTCTTTTAATACAAGCACAGGTTCTCTATCAAGTTTGGAAGATGTTTTTAACATACAAATAACCCCTTCAAGTTCCTCAAATAAAGTTTTAGTTAGATTTTCGTTGACTGTTGGAGTTGCTAATAGCACTGCGGTTACTGGTGAATTATTTAGAAAAATTGGTAGTACAGAAACATCTTTGCACCAACCTTCTTCAGCTGGAAATAGAAACTTAATTACAACTGGTATTGCTGTAAATAATGCTCATAACCCCAGTTGTTTAACTGTTGAATTTCTTGATAGTCCAAATACAACAAGTGCTTGTAAATATTATCTTAAATTAGACCAAATGACAGGTACAGTTAGTGCTAAGTATTTAAACAGAACTCATGTAGATACTAATGCAAACAGTTATGCAAGAGGTACTTGTCACGCTATAGCTATGGAGGTAGACGCATGAGTTTAGATCATGATGCTATATATAAAGCATACCCACATATAACATTTATTGATGATACTGGTTCAATTATTCAAGATGCTTCGGGGAATACAGTTGCAGTAGAGCAATCAAAAATAGATGAAGCAAGAGCTATTTTAGATGCTGAATTTGCTGCTACACAGTATCAAAGAGATCGTGCAGCAGAATACCCAGATTGGGGTACGCAATTAGATTACATTTACCATAATGGTATAGATAAGTGGAAAACCGATATTGTCGATCCTGTTAAAGCTAAGTATCCTAAACCTAGCTAAACTATTAAAAACCTTAATTATTATGGCTATTACTAAAACGTGGCAAGTCAACACAATGGAACGTGACATATCAGATGGTTACGTCAAAAAAGTTATTTTTCGTGTAAAAGGAATGGACGGAACTGAAGAGAAATGGAGAGAAACAGGAGAAGTTAATTTTGATAAACCAGAATCTTTGCCAAGTGATTTTGTTGCTTACGACAAACTAGATGAAACAACTGTGATTGGTTGGGTTAAAACTAAATTAGATGCAGACGAAGCTGGTAGAGTTGCAGCTATAGAAAAAGTCATAGATGACAATATTGCTCTTATAAGTACACCAGTTACTGCTACTGGCAAACCTTTTTAAAAAATTATTATGGCAAAACCTACAACCGAAGAACTACAAGCTGAATTGCAAACTGTGGTAAATCAATTTAATGAAGCAAATAGAAGAATCATAGAGATTCAAGCTATATTAAATGATAGAGCTACTCCTGAGTCTGATGCCACTTAAAGGAAACCAAAAAAAAATTGACATCAATAAAGATGGCAAGATTAGTAAAAAGGATTTCTTATTGCTTAAATTAGCAAAAGCAAAGAAGAAAAAGAATGGAAATAAATCTGCCTGATTTACCAGATACAGATACTATTCTCGTTCCACCTAGAACAATTTTTTATCCACCGATAGTGGAAGAACCTTATCTAGATCCTCTACTTCTTCCAAGTCTGGAACAGGTAGAGTCGGGTTTGGGAGGTCAGGAATCTTCTGCTGAAGAAGAAAAAGCATCTTCAAAGGAGGAAGTGTCAGGAACAACACCAGAGATAATACCGACAAACCTGCCAAACACCAAAGAAATTTTATCAAGTGAAGAAGCTATAGCTACATTTAATATACCTTTTTTTGGTGAAATGCCTATACCAGCACCAGAGGTTATAGCTTCTAGTGTTATAGCTGCTGGTACTGCGTCTGTTGTATCTGTAGCTGGTGGTATTGCTATGCAGTCTGTATTAGCTTTTATCAAGAAAACATTTAAGAAAATGTTTACTAAAGTTTTAAAGAAAGAAGTAGCTAATGTAAAGGAGAAGATGGCAGATAAAGAAAAGTAAGATATACTAAATATCAAGCGAGTGTACCTGACTGATCTCTCTTCTATTGACGAATAGCAGATGAACTCAGTAAGCCTAAAGCACTTAGGTTTTATGAAACGAACACAAGTGGGAACTTGTTAAATTCGTAACTCCTCTACAGAACGTTACTCGCCTTTAAATTTTTCTGGATTAGCTCGGACATAACTTCTAATATTTATTACGTCATTGCAGATATAAGCAAATTTAGATTTAGGATTAATCATATAACCAGCAGCGTGGAGTTGTGAACACTTTAAAACTCTCACTAATTGCTTATCATGGACTTGCTTGCTTAGTTCTTCTTTGGCTTGGTCTAGCTTTACTTTGGATAGTTCGTTACAAGTTTGATTATCTCCCAGAGGTATCATAAAACTCATTTGTATTCCCCAACCTTCATTGATGCTATATGTCTCTTCTCCCTGTGCATCATTACCTGTATAGAAAGGAGTTACAGCCATAGTAGGTTGACTGCAAACTAAAGAACCAAACTGCTGCTTGCCTGTCATTCCATTATTGATATTCATATTCTGGTTGATAATACTAGAATTACCAACAGCATTAGGTTGAGCCGATACGTTTGTATCGCCCTCGGCTTTTGCTTTATTACTGACTAAAGACAGACAAAGAAGTGATAACGCTAGTAGTCGTAATCGCATCATTCTGAGTTACTTTTTCAACCATTTGACTTGCAGCCCTTGTAGAAATAGAAAGTGACCACGGATCTGTGGCTGTGTGAACAGTAAAAACTGCATCACCACCAGCTATACCAGCAGAAGCAGCTACAGATATGTTACTTGCTTCCCAAGAATTTACTGCTGCACCATATTTTTCTGTGACGATACTGCGAGTTATGGTCTGAGTAGTGTTCTCAGTTCTGTTAGATGTACCAGTAGTCCATGTAGGCACAGGGTTTGCATAACAAGGAGCAACTAAAAACAAACTTAGTAATAATAGTTTCTTCATTTGATACCTACATTAGTGTCTTTATTATCTACTATTTTAGGATTATTATTGTTCTTTTTTTTACCAACCTGTAAACCAAAACTGGCAAGAGATCCCGAAAAAATCGAAGCAATAAAAGTTGGATCAAAGTCTACAATCTTCTTTCCATCAGGAGGTTCGTAATAAGAAAGAGTTAACATTGCAGCAGACCAAACTAACACCGCAATCTTAACAATCGTTTCAACACGATTACCTTCTTTTTCTTCTTGATCTTCCATAGAAGTGCAAAGTCTTGTCTAATACTAGCATTTTAGCTATGTTTGGAAAGTAACACAAGATTATTATGCTCAAACTCTTAAAACCAATACTACTAAAGTTCTTTACTACAACTGCTGTAAAGAGATTAGTAGTCGATCTTCTTAGAGCTATCTGCAAACAAACTACCAACACGCTAGATGACAGGGCTGTTGATATGTTGGAGCAACAGTTGTTTCCTAAAATGAACTGATATGAACCATAAAGAGTTTTTCAAGATCCTTGTTGGCAATCCACCGCCAGAAATAGAGTTTGAAATTGAAGTCAAGCAACGTGAGACAGAACAAATGCCCGAAGAAGCTGTAAGGGCATATTGTTTAGACTTAGTTAAGTACACCAAGCTACAGGATTTGCTTTTAACTTCAGCAATAATGCGTATATCAGACATAGAAACCAAGCTATATCGCTATGAAAAAGGTATGAGACTATACAAGAAAGTTAGAAAACTAGGTTTCTTTGGTAAAATAAAGTATCTTCTATCTGGCAATACAGGTCAGAAGTGATTATATTATTTAAAAACAAGACTAATCATGGATAA